TTCAGAGATATAGTGCACAAATGTACAGTGTCTGTTCACACAATTCACACTCAGTTCACACTTTTTTGAGCCAACTGTGAATTGTTAAGTGGTACCTTTATCAACGACTTACGAGTTTGTTCACACAATTCACACTTTTTTACCCCTATTGTTAAATCTCTTTGCATGTACCCTAATAAACTGTGAATAGTGTGAACGATTTCGTAAGTACTTGATATTACTATATATTAGATAGTTCACACCTACCCTGAAAAAGTGTGAGCTGGGTGTGAATAGTGTGAACGATCTTGACATTCAGTGAATATATGTTCATAAGATACATAGTGCCAGATAAGAAACCAGACGGAAGAACCTACGCGGCAGGTAAGCCGAAGCAGGTGACTAAGCAGCAGTCAGCGAAGAGATCGCGCTGTCATCGTAAACGTATGAAAGCTGAGGTAGATATGAAACAAGCTCAGAAGGAACTGGCATCCGTAGAGCAGGAGCTGGATATTAAGAAACAATTTTTGGATACTATGTCCAAGGCTCCCACGCCTGCGGAACAGAGGAAGGCACTACTCGCGTTATTCGCAGAGCGTGGGGTCAATCCAATTGAAGAGCTGCTACAGTTCACGGAAGACCCTGACATCAAGAAGACTGACAAGATAGCAATCTGGAAGGAGCTAGCCAGCTTTACCCAGCCGAAACTGAAAAGCGTAGACGTCCAGGCGAACGTTCAGGGGGAGATGAAGATCTTGACAGTGGACTACAGCAAGGTTATAAAGGATGACATAATCAACGTCACTGAAGATGACTACGAAGAATTTTTAAGCGATCAGGATAAAAATGGCGATTAGCGAAGATCACGACCCAGTATTCGATAATGTGAGGGCACAGCTCGGAGAGCACTTTACAAATTATATGTTTATTGTGGTTGACGATGACGGTGATTTATTTTATGACTATACTAACCATCGAGTAGGGCGTATGCTTTTAGTAGAAGCCCACAAGGATATGGAGAGTAAAGGTGCCCAGCTAGATATCATCTGGGATGACGCCGAAGTCGACGACGAAGAATGAACATACAGATACCAGCACAGGGATGGGAGCCAAGAGAGTATCAGCTTCCGCTCCTGAAGTACATGACTCAGGACAAGCGTGGCTTGCGCGCCGTAGTGGCGTGGCATCGACGAGCCGGCAAGGATCTTACGTGCGTGAACATTATGGCGATCAAAGCAATGCAGCGAGTGGGCACGTACTGGTATGTATTACCGTACGCCAACCAAGCGCGTCGTATTGTTTGGAACGGCATGACTGGTGAGGGTAAAAAATTTATTAACTACTTCCCTAAGGAACTAGTAGAGAAGAAGAGTGAACAGGAGATGCGTATCCATCTTAAGAATGGTAGTATCATTCAGCTTATGGGCTCTGACGACCCAGATAAGATGGTGGGTGCGAATCCTGTAGGTTGTGTATTTTCCGAGTATAGTATATCAGATCCGAGTGCATGGCAGTTGATTAACCCCATCCTAGCCGAGAATGGTGGATGGGCGTTATTCAACGGAACGCCGCGCGGCGAGAACCATTTCTACAAGATACTTTTAAAAGCTCAGAGCGATGGCAAGTGGTACAGCAGTCATCTGTCTGTTAAGGACACGAAGGCTATAACGCCAGACGAACTACGGACCGCTCGCAGCGAGCTGAACAACGAAGCACGTTTTCAGTCTGAGTACATGTGTTCATTTAAAGTACCAGTAGAAGGAGCGTACTACGGAGAGCAGATAAACAAACTCTACAGAGAAAAGCGCATCATTGAAACAATACAGGTAGAGCCTAACCTGCCAGTGCACACGGCGTGGGACTTGGGTATGGATGACGCTACCACTATATGGTTTGTGCAAATTTTCAATAATGAGATACGTGTAGTTAATTATTACGAGAATAGTGGAGAGGGGCTACCACACTATGCTCGTGAACTACAGAACTGGGCGGTGCGAAAAGATATTGTTTATGGTAAACATTATGCACCGCATGATATTAAAGTCCGAGAGCTCGGAACAGGTAAGAGTAGATTAGAGATCGCACGGAGCATGGGACTTAAGTTTACTACAGTACGTAAGATCCCAGTCATCGATGGTATCGAAGCGGTCCGTGCAATGTTACCAAGGTGTTGGTTTAGTAAGAATGATTGCTACACAGGACTTGAAGCACTCAAAGGATACCATAAAGAATTTGATTCATCGCGCGGCGTCTTTAGGAAGACACCGGTCCATGATGCAAACTCTCATGGAGCTGATGCATTTAGAACCTTAGCAGTAGCTCTAAAGCAACCGAAGTTAGATAAGAAGAAGCCCAAGTATGAGTACGAAGTCCCAGGAATCAGTTGGTGAATTTTACAGGCTTCCTTTAGTACAGGAAGCTGTATGCCTGTACAACTCATGGGGTGAGGACTTTTGGGCGTTACTTGATGAGTACATAAACACAGAGCACGGAGACAAGTATGTGTTTATGAGTAAGGATTACATATTGTTAGGAGAAGTCTTAGAAGATGCTGAGGGTAAGTACTGGGATGTGGGGTATGCATCGCATAGAAGACCTGAAAAGACAATACGTATGTTTTTAGAACTTGCACCGTTTAGACTTGACAGAGTTAGCTTTTGTCGCTATCACAATATAGATAAGCCCAAAATGTACAAGTGGGATAACTTATTAAGAATTTCGAAATATGAAAAGACCTAAACTGCCGCCGCCTCCACCGCCGCCTCCAGCTCCACCAGCTGCAGCTGCTCCACCACCACCTCCATCTCCTGTAGCGAGACGAGGCATTAGTAGAGCAAAAGCAGCGAGTAGAACTTTGTCGCCTACTTCATTCGCTACATCTATGTTTAAAACTTCTGGTTCAAGACGTAGCACTAGTAGACAGAAAAGTAATAATAAACTTGGTGGCGGATCTAAGCTTTACGGATGAGTCACATCACTGAGTTAAACCAACGCTATGAAGAGCTTAAACTGTTAAGGTCTAACCTTGACAGTATGTTTAAGGACTCGCAGAAATATGTGCGTCCAAATTCCAATAAGTTCGATCACGGACATACAACTAAACAAGACGATGGGTCTAAAGAGTTGTTTGACGATACAGCTGTATGGTGTAACCAGATGTTTGCAAATGGACTAGCGTCCAATCTTATTCCTAAGTCTGATCGATGGTTTTATTTAAGAGTACAGAATAAACCTCAAGGATCGTTAACTGCTGATGAGTTATCGTTTTTACAAGGTTGTGAAGACAGAATACTACATGAGTTTTCACTACCGCAGTCTCAGTTTTACTCTGCATCGCACGAATGTTTTCTAGATATTGGTGCGTACGGTACATCACCAGTGCAGATTTCAGAAGTAGATGGCGTAATAAATTTTAGGTCTCGTCCGTTATCAGATGTGTTTTTTGATACAGATCAGTACGGAACTGTAGACACAGTACACTATCGTTGTTATAAAACAGCACGTCAACTTATGCAAGCGTTTCCGAACATTGCAGACATGCGTGGTTTTAACCCTAACGATTCTATACATAATAAGTATGAGTTAATTTATTCCATTTATCCTAATACGGATAAAGCGGCTAAAAAAGGTAGCCGTATTGGAAGAGGCCGTAAGTATACAGTGACATACTGGTGCCCTAAAATGCCTGAGCCCATTCTAGAAAGTGGCTCAAGTTATTTTACATTCTTAGTACCACGTTGGTCCAAGCTTGCTGATGAAGTGTATGGACGTGGACCAGCATTCTCTTGCTTGTCTCAAATACGTGCACTTAACAAGATGGTAAAGGAAGCATTGACTTCTGCTGAGTATTTAAATTTTCCAACTCTTACTGCTGAAGAAGATAGTATTATGCTTCCGATGAAGTATGGCTCTAGACAGATTATGTTCCACGAGCCAGGCAGTGAGAAACCGTCACCTATACTAGCAGGCAATCAGCCACAGTATGTGATGGAAATGATTCGCATGTATCGTGAATCAGTTAATCGTTCATTCTTTGTTGATCAGATTATAAGACAAGAAAAGAAAGAACGTCAAAGTGTTTTAGAAATCCAGGATGTTCGTGGTCAGATGTTAAATCAACTAGCACCATTGTTAAACAGAATGGAGTCCGAGTATTTAAGCCCTGCTATTGAAGCAACGTTTGAGTTACTAGCTAGACAAGATCAACTACCAGAAAGACCTGCATCACTAGACGGTGCAGCTTTAGAGATATCTTACTCTAGTCCAAGTTCACAATCTCAGTTTGCAACTAGACTAGCTGATATTAGTGCGTTTATGAAAGACATCGCACCGCTAGCACAAGTACAGCCTGAAGTATTAGAAGCGTTAAATGAGCAAAAACTTTTTGAAAGCTATGCAAAGTATCGTAATCTAGATCCTGCAGTCATTAAGTCTGCTGAAGAACTAGAGGCTATAAGAGCTGAGCAAGCTGAACAAGAACAGCAGATGCAACAGATACAAGCCGCACCACAAGTTTCAGGAGCTATTAAGGATATAGCACAAGCTAAGCAAGCTGACCCTGAAGGTGTAGGTGGACTACTAAACATATAATGGACAAAATAAATTCGATTATGAAGTTGCGTGAAAAATCGCAACTAAGGACAGACCTGCTATCCATATTAGAAACAGATGCAGGTAAAAGATTTTTTAAGATTTTACTCAGAGAGTGCCACGTCACCAAACCTGTGTTTCACAGCGATGTTGATAAACTGAGAGAGTGTGAAGGACGTAGACGTTTAGCCATGAGTTTCTTGTCTTTGTTGGGTCAAGACGATCCGCAATATATAATAAATAAAATAGAAGAAGAAAACAATGTCTGAAGAAGAAGTCAACACAACGGAGGAACCATCAGGAGTCTTAGGCTCTGATGTAGCTCCGACACAAGAAGCTGCTCCTGCTGATTTACCTCAGTATGCAGATTTTGTAAATACATTACCTGATCACTTAAAAGATAACGACACGATTGTTAATACTAAATCGTTCGAGTCTTTAGCTGATCAATTAGTCAACGCTCAAAAAGCGTTAGGTGCAAAACGATTACAAGCACCACAGCCGGATTGGACAGAAAAAGACTATGATAATTTTTATAGTCAACTACGTCCAGAAAATGATGAGTATGCTATTCCTGAAGCTATTGAAGGAGTAGAAGAACTACCTGAATTACCAGAAGAGACTGAGCAAGAACTAGTAGACTTTGCAGGTCAGATGGGTTTAACGCAAGGTCAGTTCAACATGTTGTACGAACAGTACATGAAAATGGGACTTGAAGGTACTAACATGGAGTTGCAGTCTCAGCAAGAAGAAGTTACTCAGCATCGAACTGCTCTTAAAGCAGAGTGGGGTGATGATTACGATGTGAAAGTACGTCAAGCAAATGAAGCTTATAGTGCTTTATCATCTGAGATACCAGAGTTAAAAGACTTAATTGAAACTAGTGGAGTAATTGCAAATCACCCTGCTGTTCTTAAGTTGTTTAGCAGAATCTCTGAAGTATCTGGTGACACCTTACCTTTATCAGGTAACAACCCACAAAATGGATTTGCAAGTGATACTGTACACAGTATTAGATCAGAACTTGCAGGTATTGATGCTCAGCACAGTGAGTTAATTATGAGCAATCCATCATCATTAAGTATACCAGATCGTAATAAACGTCAGCAAATATTACAACAAAGAGCTGATTTATATGCGAAGATGTACCCTAATGGTTAAGTAAGACTTGACATCTTATATAAAATAGGCTATTCCGATAATGTTGGGGTAGCCTTTTTTTAGGTCCTAACACAGCTTTGGAAAGCCGTTGGTTGACGTTATAACTAGAAGAGTCCGCAAGGGTAGCTCGTCGAAAAACAAACTATCATTCATTAACTTCTATTATATAAAATATTATGGCATTATCAAACGTAGGTTTCCAGCGCCACTCATTCGGTTCAGACAACCCTGCAGGTAACACTGCACTTTCAGGGAATTATGCCGGTGGGTCAGCTGCTGACAACCAAATTGAAACTTCATACGTTGCCGCTTTCCGCGAAGGCTTTGAACAAGCTTTCCAACAAACGGAGTCAAAGCTGCAACCGTATTTCGAGTCGGAGACTCAAAACGAAGAATATCAGTACTTTGATCGTATCGGCGTAGCCGCACAAATGATCGAAGACAATACTCGTTTTCAGTCTAATCCAAATTCAGATATCACTCACGATAGACGTCGTATTGGTCTAAAAGACTACGAGTTAGGTAAATACATTGATGAAAAAGACCTAAAGCGTGTTATTACAGATCCAATGAACGCTTACACTCAAGCACTTCTTGCTTCAGGTAAACGTAAAATTGACGACATCATCATTGAAAGATTCTTTGGTGCTGCATCAACCGGTAAAAACGGAGCTACAACAGTTAACTTCACAGATGTTGCTGAAAATGACGAAAACATTAATGTTGGTTCTCTAACAATTGGTGCAGGTCAAGCTGTTGGTGGTGGTAATCTTATTACTGCAACTACACCTGGCTTTGCAATTGACGCAACATCTAACACTGAAGGTTTCGTAATTGGAGCTAACTATGTTGGATCTGGAACAGGAACTCCATCTGGATTAACACTTGCCAAACTTCGTGCGGCACGTCTTGCTATGTTAAAGCTTAACTCAATTGATCAAGATGAGATCATCAACTGTTTTGTTACATCAAAACAAATCGATGACTTATTAGGTATCACTGAAGTTGTTAGCTCTGACTTCGCAGTACGTAAAGCACTTGTTGAAGGTAACGTTGTTACATTCATGGGCTTCCGTTTTATCGTGTGTGAGCGTCTACCATTGTATGATGGTACTCACGACGACGAACGTCGTTGTATTGTTGCTACATCTAAAGCTCTTAAAATGTCAATTGGCACTGGGCTTAAAGGTGACATGTGGCGTGATCCATCTAAGAAAAACATCCCTTACATCTACTTCAAGATGTGTGCAGACGCAACGCGTATGTGGGGTGAAGTCGCAGGTGAGATCCGTTGTAACGAAGACGTATCTTAATCTTAACGTTGTACCTCCTTGCTCAATGCAAGGGGGTACTCCCTTTTAATTATGCCAGTACAGTTATCTAAGTTAGAAGTAATGAACAACGCCTTAAGGTTGGTTGGAAGCTATCACCTTGAGTCTACTGATACAACCAGCGCTACATATCAAATAGCTGATCGTGCTTTTGACGAAGCTAATCATGATATATTTTCGTCTAATATATTTGCATACAACACTAAACATGTGTATTTAGCAGGAAGTGAGCTGGATGATTCAACTCCAGTATATTTAAAACCAAATACATACTGGAAGTATGCGTTTACTGTTCCTATTGATTTTAATTTTTTCTTAGGTGTTACTGATCTAGATGGTAATTTAATAACAGACTATTGGTTAGGCTTTTATCCAGCTAGCAATGTATCAAGTGATGTTGATAAACCTAGTCTGTACTGTAACTATAAGGAACTGTATTTAGATTATACGTTTTTACCAGATCTAGATAATACTACTCCTAATTTACATGGTAATGATATAAGACGTATGCCTCCGTTTTTAGTCCGTCTTGTTACATTGCATATGGCTCAGAATATGGCTATTGAATTGTCAGGTTCTGAAAATAGACATGAAATGTTATTTAAACAATATACTCTTGCTTTAAGACGTGCAAGAATGTTAGAAGGTAGATCATCACCTGCTCAAAGATATATAACTGACGGCACATCTTCATTCATCCAAGCACATCAGAATTATGGCTCGATACAGTAACGTTCAAACAGATTTTTCTGGGGGATTAGTAAGTGATTATATTTTAGGTAGAGCAGACTTAAAAAAAGTCGGTAACTCTGCACGTAAGTTTAAAAACTTTTTCCCTACGTTACAAGGCCCTGCAGAATTTAGAAAGGGTTTTAAAAGACTATCTTCTGAGACTGATGCAATAGAACACTCTGTGTCAGAAGTTATTACTTTAGCTACAGGTTTAGATTATAGAATTGTATTTACATCGTTGCAGATAAAGATATACAAGATTCTAGATAACACTCTTAAAGCTACTGTAGCATCAAACTATTCAGAAGGTGACTTACCTGATCTACGTTTTAGTCCTGAAACCGATGGTTTATATATAACACATCCAAATTATAAACCTGCTAAACTTGCTTCAGGGTTAACTCAAGCATACAGAGCAATACATTCTAATGATAATAGATCTATGCATTCAGATGAGGATGGTAGCGGTCAAGGAACTACAACAACAGGTGACCGCCCTCTTCAAACAACAATTGAAGTTTTAGGTGATACTACTTGGACTTTATCAGATATTAATTTTGAAGTGGAGCCTTTGCTTCCACCAGAAGATGGTGATACTGTCTTTTCATTAGCTGAAGGTGAAAGGTATTTAAAGATAGAGGACACAGGAGCTTTTGCTGGAGTAACAGCTGGTCAATACGTTGAGTATCAGCAAAAAGGAGAATGGTTTTTAGGTGAGGTTGTTGACAGCACAGAGGTGACAACATACACAATTGAAGATCCGACCAATAATGTTTTGTACATTAAACCTGTAACATCAGTTTTAGATATTA